GTTTTCGTTTCTTATTCTGAGGTCCGCGTGAATATGTGGGGGTATTAGATTAGTAGTTGAAAGATTAAGTAGTGTCTATTAGTTTTCATTAGATGGCATTAGATTGGTTAGGGGACCGGATGAACTCGGCAGAATACGCATGGCGCGGTGGGTTCCAGACGGGCCGCGATTCCGTGGTGGAACAAGTGTGGGCTTTCATCCGTGACCACGGAACCCCGGTCACCGGGAAGGGCGAAACGACAATTAGCGTGGACGCACTGTTCGCGGTCATAGATCCTCGGAGGGATGGCACATGACGGACACGATGTTCAGCGCCCCACGTCGGAAGCAGGGGGCGGCGGAAGCGCTGCTGTCGAAGACTCTGCGGGCGTGGCATGAGTCTGGGCATCTGGCTGGGGACGCCTACGCCGTCCACCGGGGCATCCTTCGGGACGCTGCACGGGCTGTGGATGCTGCTAGGGCCGCGTCTAGGAACGGTGAGTGTTCGGACCACACGTTTGCACGGGTGAACAAGATGTTCCTTGAATCGGTGCAGGCTTTCGCCCCTGGAGAGGAGCCTAGCCATGACGATATTGACGCCCTTATCGCCAATATCAGCGGCGGCCCCACGATTCACCACGGCTAGGAATTCCGCTAACCCCACCCATGGTCCCGGTGTGGCTGCTGTCGCGCTGGCGCTGGGTTGGCCGCTGCTGCCGTGGCAACGGCACGTTGCAGACGTAGCGTGCGAGATTGACCCGTCTACGGGGACGTGGCGCTACCCGACAGTGGTCATTTCCACGCCCCGACAGGCAGGGAAGTCCAGTCTTTTGGGGGCGATTCTGACGCATCGGGCGATGACACAGCGCGATTCCCTGCACTGGTACACAGCGCAGACGGGGCTGGCGGCCCGTGACACATGGCGTAAATGGGAGTACAAACTCACCGAAACGATGCCGGGGCGCTGGCGTATGCGCCGTGCAGCTGGGGAGGAACGCGCCACCTTCCTAGCCACGAATAGTTTCGTCCGGGCGTTCCCACCCACGCCTAAGAGTCTGCACGGGCAGCAGGCGGACACCGTGGTCATTGACGAATGCTTCTCTTTCACCCCGGATCAAGGCGATTCCATACTGCAAGCGGTGGTCCCGACGCAGGCGACACGCCGTCAGCGCCAAATGTTCATTATCAGCACCGCCGGAAATGATGAGTCCGTGTGGTTCCGGGCGTGGATTGAGAAAGGGCGGGCCGCGTGCCTAGACCCTCACTCCTCTATCGCGTTCTTTGAGTGGTCCGCGCCCGACGATGCCCCAATTGACGACCAAGAGACGTGGCGGACATTCCATCCGGGTTACCCGATGCTGATAGATGACGCGGCTATGGCAGCAGCCATGGACCAATTCGGCCCGGAGGGGTTCGCTAGGGGCTACCTGAACCGCTGGCCCACAGCGGAACTCTCTTGGCGGGCGGGTTGGCCCGCCCTGGCATCCGTAGACGTCCTACCCGCTGACGCTCCCGTGTTCATCGCAGCGGACGCCGCCCCGAACCACCGCACAGCCGCCATCGTCGCCGCCGGGTCACTCCCCGATGGGCGGGTAGCCGTGGAAGTCCTGTCCACAGGTGACGGTGTGGAATGGGTGCTACCCCGCCTAGCGGATCTCCACCGCAAGCACCGGTGCCGGATCGTCATCCAACGCACCGGGCCACTCGGCTACATGATCGAGGAGCTAGAACGTGCCGGTGTGAGGGTGACAGCGGCGACGGAAGCGGACTACGGGGACGCGGTGGCACGGTTCCGCACCATGGCCGCTGCCGGGGAACTCGCCCACCAGTCCGACCCGCGCCTGAATTCTGCCGTGGATGGGGCCGTGTCCCGGAAGCGTGGGGACCGGGAAGTGTGGTCACGGAAAGACGCCAACGTAGATCTGGCCCCACTGGTGGCGGCGACGTTCGCTGTGTGGCAGGCGGCTACCCCGCCACCCGTCCCCATGGTCATATCCCTACCCCGGTGAGTGGTATTCTGGAAGTGAGTCACGGAGGGGACTAAAAATGACTATCAAACGTTTCGCGCTGGCTTTCCTACTGTCCGCCATCATCCTGAGTATCGGGTTCGCGGCGGTAGTCTTCACTAATACGCCCGGAATGCTCGGGCTTATCCCCGTTTTCGGGTTAGCGGTTCTCCCTTTCGCGGCATTGGCGAAAGTCTCCCACTAATCTATGCCGTCTAATGTCCACCTCCGTGGGATGTTTATCCCGTGGCATTATGGAATCGCGGCACCCGACTAATTGAGCGGGCGGAATCTGTAGCAGCGGAAACCCGCGCCATGAGCGGGGACTCCCTCATCGACGCGCTAGAGGGACTGTCCCGTAACGTGTGGTGGTCCGTTTCGGACGACCTAGCCATGCGGGTCCCGGCGTTCCGCCGGGCCACGAACCTTATTTCGGGGACTGTCGCCCAATTGCCGCTAGTCCAGTGGCGCAACGGGGAACTAGTCGAAGATAACCCGCTACTCAGGCAGCCGGAAGCGGATAAAGCCGCATGGGTCACGATCCAACGACTGGTGCAGGATCTCGCCCTGTATGGCAAGGGCTATTGGATGGTCCGGGACGTGGACGCGGCGGGCTACCCCACAAAGGTTCGTGGCTTGGAAGCGGAAGAAGTCACCGAACCAGAGGACAAGCCCCACACGGTCATTTGGAACGGCAAGGAATGGCCCGTATCCCACCCAGCGGGGCCGGGGACACAGGTGGGTCAGGTCATCGTGTTCACCGGGTTCGATAACGGCGTCCTAGTAGACGGTGCGCAGTCCATCGCCCTGGCGATTGCATTGGAAGAAGCAGCCAAGCGTTACGCAGACGTGCCGCTGCCGTCCATCGCCCTAAAGAATACGGGCGCGGATCTCCCACCGGATCAGGTGGAGGCGCTGCTTGCCGCGTGGGAGGATGCCCGCGCCAACCGCGCCACCGCGTACCTGTCATCCGTCGTGGACACGGAGACTTTCGGGTTCAGCCCCGCAGAATTGACCCTCACGGAAGCTCGCAATTTCGCATCGTTGGAAATCGCCCGTCTGTTTAACCTTGACGGCTTCTGGATCGGCGCGAACGTGTCCGGGTCCTCCCTCTCCTACTCCAATCGCGTGGATCTGCGTAAGGATCTCATCGACATAACGCTCATCGACTACATGGCGCCGATTGAGCAACGGCTGTCTATGCGGGATGTGACCCCGACCCTCACGTCAAACGTGGTGCGGTTCTCAACCGTGGACTTCCTGCGATCCAACCTCGCAGACCGGGTAGCCATCGTTGCCCAATTGCTGCCGTATCCCGGCGTGATGAGTGAAGCGGAAGCCCGCGATTTCCTGAGAGACACACCATCGAAGGGTGGACCCGCATGACCACAATGGATCTGGCCACTGTCCTGACGTTCCGTGAGACACCCGACAACCCCGACGTTGCCGCCACCTTTGAGGGGCTAGCCGTCCCGTATGGGGAAGCCGCAGACTTGGGGGGCATCCGGGAGGCGTTCGGTCCCGGCGCATTCGATCCTGCGGAAGTCATCGGGAAGCCTCTGTGCTGGCGGCACGGTGAACCTATCGGGAAGATTACCCACGCGGAGAACACGGACAGCGGACTGACGGTGCGCGGCGATATCGCTAACACGACGCTCGGGCGTGACGCGGCAGTCATGGCCCGTATGGGTATCGGACTGTCCGTCGGTTTTGAGCCGCGTGAGTCCGTGTGGAATAAGACTAAGGATTTCGTCACCCACGTCCGTGCCGGACTCGGGGAACTATCGCTCACCCATATGCCCGCCTACGCCAGTGCGGGTGTGACCACCACAAGAGAGGAAACGCCAATGTCCGATACGGACACCATGACCGCGCCGGACAAGGCAGCAGCGGTTGAGTACGCCACGCGGGACGATCTGCTTTCCATCCGGGAACGCATCGCCAGCATGGAAGCCCCGGCCCCCACCACGGAAGCGAACCCGCTTGCCGCATACCGTTCCCTCGGTGAGTACTCGCAGGCGGTCTACCGTGGCGAGATCTCGACCCGCGCCATCATCGACCAGATCACCGTCAACAACCCCGGCGTGTTGCAGCCCAACTGGGTGAACGAAGTCAAGGGAATCGTCTCCCACGGACGCCCCGGCATCACCGCCCTCGGTGTGGAGTCCGCCGGATCATCGGGCATGGACTTCAACTGGCCCTACTTCGACGGCGACCTTGCCGCGATTGTCGCAGTGCAGGCAGCGCAAAAGACCGACGTAAACAGTGTCCGCATCGACATCAAGAAGGGTACGGCGTCGCTGGCCACCTACGCGGCAGCGTCCGACATCTCCTACCAGTTGCTCATGCGTTCCGCGCCGTCCTACCTGGACGCGCACAACCGGATCATGGCCGCGTCATACGCTGCCGTGACTGACAACGCCTTCGTTGACGCTCTCGTCGCGGGTGGTACGGCTTCCGCCGTTGACTACGATCTGGCAGCGGACACCGACGGTCACCTGTTCCGGGCTGCTGTGTTCGCAGCATCGGTGGAGGTTGAGGCCGCCACGGGTAGCCCCGCTTCCGTCGTCCTGGTCGCCACGGACGTGTTCGCCAAGGCAGGCGGCTGGACCACTCTATTCCCGGCCCCATACGGCACGATGAACGCCAACGGAACCGCCACCGCGTCCACCCTCTCGGTGTCCGTGTCCGGGCTTCCCGTCGTGCATGACCGAAACCTCGCAGCGGGTTCCATCATCGTGACGAACACTCTGGCCGCGTCGTGGATTGAGGACGGCCCGATGTTCGCGGACGCGGAGGTTCCGACCCGGCTCGGGCGTGACGTCGCCCTGTTCGGGTTCGGTGTGACCGCGATTTACCTGCCCAAGGGCGTCGTCAAGGTGACGAACCTCCCTTAGTGCAGCAGCTGGCCACTCGCACCGTGGCCCCGCCCGTTGAGCTCCCGGTGACCACGGCTAGACGGCGTAAGACTGCAAAACCCTAAGACGTGCTGGGGGCGGGGGTAGCCCCCTCCGGGTTCCCGCCCCCAGCACTTACACAGGAAGGACATACCGTGACCGTTCCCATTCCACCGGCCCCGCTGGTGACAGCGGACGAATTGGCGGCTGTCCTCGGTATGCCCGTCCCCTCCACGAACACGGACGTCGCCGCGTCAGCTGACGCCGCGAACGGATGGCTGGCACACTTCCTGACCCCACTCCCAGACCACTCAACCCATGAATGGTGCAAGCGGGCCGCCTTGGAAGTGTCCGTGTCCATGTATCAAAGCCCACGTTCCGCTGGTGGGCAGCCCGTCAACATTGACTTTCAACCCGCCCCGTACGCCATGGGCGCGTCCATGATCCGCCGCGTGTCCGGGCTGGTAGGCCCATGCCGTGACGTCAACGGAATGGTCGGCTAATGGCACTGACCACGGACGCACGGCATGAGATCACTACAGCATTCCAAGCCGCTGGTCTACCCGCCTACGCCTACCTTCCGTCCACAGTGTCCGTTCCCGCCGTGGTCATCACCCCGGCAGACCCCTACGTTGAGCATGACCGCATCGGCGCGACCCTCACCTACACGGCAATGTTCCGCGTGTCCATCATCACTGCCGCCCTAGACAATGAGTCCGGGCTTGCGGCGTGCGAGGACTTGATTGACGCCGTGATGACGGCCCTCCCGGACGGGGTGCGGCCCACCCGTGTCGGCCCGCCACTGACAGACGACCTAGGCGCACAGGGCGCGGCCTACGTCGCGGAAATGATTATCGCCGCTCATGTGACCGGCCCCGCC